ACCATTGGAAATCCACAACCCAGCCAGCCCGATGAAAGCGAACTTGAGCGACAGACTATTGCAACTCTTATCGACCTCGCAGCCGAAGGAGACAAAGCCATCAACAAGCTCAACGCCTGCGTCAGCGCCTATGAAGAAGTAAGGAGAATTGTCAATGGTCAATAGTCAGCAGCTCCAGCAACTGCACATTGGCCCAGAATGGGTCGACGCGCTTAATGAGACTTTCCAGCGCTTTGACATTTTAACGCCACTGCGCCAGGCTGCCTTTATTGGCCAGTGTGGCCATGAGTGTGGCAACTTTAAAATGCTTCAAGAGGGTCTGTCATATTCTGCTGCCGGACTGATGAAAACATGGCCCAAGCGCTTTGATGCTGAAAAGGCCCAAGCCTGCCAAAGAAATCCAAAGCTCATTGCCAATGTCGTTTACTCAAATCGTATGGGTAACAGGGATGAAGCCTCTGGGGATGGGTATCGTTTTCGCGGCAGAGGCTGCATACAGCTCACTGGCTCCAGTTCTTATTTTCACGCTGGCAAGGCTTTGGGTGTTGACTTCTGGGCCGACCCAGACTTGGTGGCCACGCCCCAGTATGCAGCCCTGACTGCCGGATGGTTTTGGAATACTCACAAGCTCAACCAGTATGCGGATAGTCAAGACTACCGGACTTTGACCAAAAAGATCAATGGCGGCTTTATTGGCCTCGATGACCGGATCAAGCACATCAACCATGCGCTGTCTGTCCTGACATAATTAGCCCATGGCCAATGTCAAGCAACAACTCGAAGTTCCCTCAATCCCAAGCCTTGGCTTTGCGCCAGAGGCTTATGAGAAACGCTACTTTGCTGAAAACAATGGGGCGCTGAACGGGTACTTCAGAAGATTGATCAGTGTGCTTGGGGCTTTGTTTGGCCCAAGGGGTGGCAAGTTTTTGAACACCCCCCACGGGGCATTTTTCGACTTGACCGATCAAGTGGCTGCAAGCACCACAGCTGCCACTGCTGTGGTATTTGGCAACACAGACATCTCCAACGGGGTCACGCTGTCAAACAGCTCAAGGCTCAATGTTGCAGACTCTGGTGTTTTTAACATTCAGTTTTCGATTCAACTCAAAAACACCACCAACGACAGCCATGATGTGGACATCTGGTTTCGCAAGAATGGCACAAACGTAGACAATTCAAACAGCCGGTATCACCCCCCTGCAAGAAAAAGCACAGGTGATCCAAGCCACATGATTGCGGCCTTGAACTTCTTTATTGAGTTGGATGCAGGCGACTATGTTGAAATCGTTTACAAAGTTGACAATGTGAATGTGACGCTAGAGCATTTTGCTGCCGGCTCCAGCCCTACACGGCCAGCAGTGCCATCAGCGATTGCCACTGTGTCTTTTGTCTCAAATCTACCTACAATTTAGCCATGTACATACCCATCAAACTACCCCCAGGTGTTTACCGAAATGGCACTGAGTATCAGTCTGCTGGGCGCTGGCATGACGCTAATTTGGTGCGCTGGTATGAAAACACATTAAGACCAGTCAACGGCTGGCGCAGTAAATCGGCATCAACTGTGACGGGCGCTTGCAGGGCAATCATCACTTGGCGCGACAACGATGCCGACTCTTACATTGGGCTTGGCACTCACTCCAAGCTATTTGCAATGGATGTGCTGGGTGTTCTGAAGGACATCACGCCCACTGGATTTACGACTGGTTTCATTAATGCCACCAGCACCACAGGCTACGGCAAAAACCTCTACGGCAGCTTTGCCTATGGCGTGCCACGGCCTGACACTGGATCGGCAGATATTGCCACGACCTGGAGCCTAGACACTTGGGGCGAGTATTTGGTGGCTTGCTCAAATTACGACGGCAAGATTTACGAGTGGCAGCTAGGCTTTGCCACACCCACATTGGCTGCTGTCATTACCAACGCGCCAGTGAGTAACACTGCCATCTTGGTGACTGCCGAGCGTTTCCTGTTTGCCCTTGGCGCTGGTGGAAACCCACGCAAAGTGCAGTGGTGCGACCAAGAGAACAATACCCTTTGGACACCGGCAGGCGACAACCAGGCAGGCGATTATGAGCTGACAACGCCTGGCAGTTTACTGGCTGGCAAACGTGTCAAGGGCATCAATCTATTGTTTACAGATGTGGATGTCCACACGGCCCAGTATGTTGGCGCGCCATTCATTTATGGCTTTGAGAAGGCCGGAAGCGGCTGCGGTCTGATCTCGGCCCAGTCTGTGGCGGCCATTGACACTGCTGCCATTTGGATGAGCAAGTCTGGGTTCTTTATCTATGACGGGTACGTCAAGCCACTGCCTTGCGATGTCTCAGACTTTGTTTTTAGCAATATCAACTTTGACCAGAGGACAAAAATTGTTGCGGTCCATAACAGTAAATTTGGTGAAATCTGGTGGTTTTACCCAAGCAATGCAGGCTTGGAAAATGACAGCTATGTAACTTTTAACTACCGCGAGAACCACTGGAATGTCGGCTCACTGGTGCGCCTATGTGGCACTGATGCCGGTGTTTTCACCCTGCCTTTGATGGTGGATGATAGCGGTGAGGTCTATGAGCATGAGGTCGGCTTTGACTATGATGGTGCGACACTCTTTGCCGAGTCTGGCCCCATCCAAATTGGCAATGGCGACAATGTAATGAAGGTCAGGGAAGTTGTGCCAGATGAGCAGACCTTGGGTGAGGCGGTGATTTCGTTTAAAACCCGTCTTTACCCGACAAGTGCTGAGTCTACATTTGGGCCATTTACGGCAGCCAACCCAACTTCAGTCAGGTTTTCTGGCCGCCAAATCAACATGGTGGTAACTGGTGCGGCTTTGGCCGACTGGCGCATTGGGGTCATTAGGCTTGATGCTGTGGCCAGCGGCAAGAGATGAGCGACCAAGAACAACTGGAAAGACTGCGCCACCATGTGGAGGCGGCATTAGAATACAGTGGAGGCACACACAATTTTGACGATGTCGCTGAGATGGTCGAGGATCACAGATTACAGCTGTGGCCGGCCAAGGACTCGGTGGTGTTGACAGAGATCATCGATTACCCAAGGCTCAAGAATTTGCACTATTTTTTAGCTGGTGGTGATCTGGAAGAACTGTCAAAGATGAGGCCGTTGATTGAGTCTTGGGGCAAAACAATCGGCTGCACCAGGGTGACTTTGGCAGGCCGAAGAGGCTGGGCAAAGACATTTTTGAAAGACGAAGGGTACAGCCCACAATGGTCTGTACTGGCAAAGGAACTTTAGGGGATAAATATGGCATCAGAAGCACTCAATTGGGCATTGTCTAATGGCATGACTCAAGCCGAATTTGACAAAAACATTTTCAACGCTGTAGTTGACGCACAGAAGTCTGGGACCAGCAATGCCATGTTGCGCATTGAGATGGACCGGCTTGGCATCAGCTCAGAAGATGTGGCCCGTGCAACTGGTGTTGCAACTCAAGGTGTGCAAACGCAATACACGGCAGCAGTGCCAAAGACTAATGCTGAATTGATTGCGGCAGCGGCTGCGGCCAATGAGCTTGCAGCGCGTACAGCACGCGATCCAACGGCCAGCAAGGCTTTGATCGATGCTAGGAACTTGGCGGCTACTACAGCCACAAGAAATGTGGCTGCTAGCACAGGGACAGGGACTGGCACAGGGACTGGCACAGGGACTGGCACAGGGACTGGCACAGGGACTGGCACAGGGACTGGCACAGGGACTGGCACAGGGGGTTTGACTGATGCCCAGAAATTAGCGATTTTTACAGCAGAACAGGCTTTAATTCGCACACAAAACGAAGCGGCTTTGGCTTTGCAACAACGCAATGCCCGCACTGGCACAACCACTGGCACTGGCCTACTCGGCCCAACTGGTGCAACCAGTGTGACTGGCACAACGCCATTTGCCAATGCCACCCAAGGCTTTGACCAAAACTTTAGAAATTACACATCCATCCCAATTGGCGCTCAGTACAACCCCAATGTGGTTGGCGGCACTGGCTCACCATACTCTCAGATCATGGGCCAGATGCAGCCAGTTGGCAATCCTTATGCTACTTTTGTTGCAGGCCAAGCAATGGGTGGATATAACCCTGGTCTATATGACCAGATCGCAGCGGCTAATTTGGCCAAAGCTGCTGCCGCAAACACTGGCGTGACATTGGCTGACTACTATAGTGGTGATGGTGGTGCGGCTGCTGCTGCTGCCGCTGCCGCCACGGCTGCCGACTCTGCTGCGGCTTCAGCTGCAAGTGCTACTGGCACAGCGCCTGGCACATCACCAGGTGGTGACGCACCAGGCTCTGGTGCGGCCATGGGCGGTCTGATAACCAGAGTCTTTGGTCCTGACCCTGCTGGACCTGATGAGGGTCAAGTCAACATGATGCGCGGTGAATATGTGATCAAGAAGTCTTCAGTCAACAAGTATGGCCGTGGACTTCTGGACATGATCAACGAAGGCAAAGTGTCTGC